ACCATCGCTACCACATCAAGCGTAGCGACCCTTTGGACCACTCTCCTAGTACGGAGTGGCCCACCTCAACTTGGTGTCGACGGTTGAGGGACGTCCAGAACGTTCCAGATGCCGGTCATCAGCAGTTGGCAAATTGCTGATCAGAGCATCCCAGGTATCTTCATCCTGGGATAGCTCTGCAAGGACAAGGCACTTGAGTAGGGCGCCAGAGTCTTCCAGTTTTGACGCTGGAATTCTCGGACGAAGAGTCCATCCCTTGACAAGGGGACGGAACAATTCATCACAGCTCCTAGTGGCTTGATAGCCAAGGAAACTGTGGCGTCCTAGCACCTGAGAGGTCTGGAGTACTACCGGAAGCGGGATTAGCCGTCCCAGCATTTCGTCCAGGTATCTAGCTGTTTTCCACAGACCACTGAAATAGAGGTGGTTGCGGAGTTCCAGTGTCGATACAATCTCAGGAACGTCCTTGCGGTGGGTAGGGAATGGGCGACGCATTTTCACGATTGAAACATCGTGACCGTCGTAGTATTCCTTACCGCAACTCTCCCGGAATTTGCCATTCCAGAAGGATTTGCTCTCAGAGATCTGAAGCCCAAAAGCTTCAAGCTCCGAGATCACCGCGGGTACAAAGCGCACGGGGACAATAATATCATCCCCGTACACGCGCACCTGGCCCAGGAAAGAACGAATCTTCCTGGGGGTTAGCTGGCAGTTGAGCTCTCGTTCAATCGCGACGAAGATGATGGCACAGAAAACCATCGCCTCCATCTCGAATGTGAGAGCTGAACCCATAGACGCGAACTTGGCCAGGCGAATTACACCATGGCCAGGCACATCAGCCTTCCGAGATCTGCTTGAATCCACGGCATCGTTGAGATGTCTGTGATTTCGAAGCATGATTCGTACATGCTGATTGCTGACGCGGTCGGAGGCTTCCCTAAGATCAAGGGTTGCGAGGGCTCCATTCCTAGAGCCCTCTTCAGCAAGGTGCTGATTAGGCACCTGGCTTGCTGATCCGACAAAGCCTGAAGCGATGTCATCTGCTTCGACGGCTTTCCTGAATGCACCCATGAGACCTTGTTGCATGTATTGCATGCACGTAGGCTCGATGGCAATGATTCGGGGCGACTTGAGCGTCTTAGGCACCGTGATGACCCTGACGGGTCGCTCTGTGCCAGGTTCGTGGATGTGCACATCGGCGAGGTCTTGGAAATACCTCCAGCTGGAAGCAAGATGTTCCCCATGAGGGAACACTTGTTCCAATCGCTCGGTCCATTCCCGCTGTTCCCACTTCGCGTTTCCGCGGAGTCGGTCGGCGGTGGCACCGGGGCCATGCTTGGCGATGATGTCTCCATCGTAGACCTCTCGGTCCACGGATGAAAAGACATCAGCAAAAAGCAGACTGCTGATACGAGAGTAACGCTGGATCCGATCAGGATCCAGCCTCGCGTCGGCATTGCGTACATCCAACTCACACTCCATGTATCTGTCGATGGCACGTCTCGTCCGCACAGGTGTGCAGTCGAGCTTGATCTTTGCGAACATCAGCGTTAGCTGACGTATCGCATGGATCGATGTCACTGACGGATGCTGGAGCAACTGCCCAGTACCACGATCGAACACAGAGTCAAGGAAACCTCCGAGAAATCGGGGGAGACCCCCAGTTCGTGAGAATCCAGCGAACTGGTCGTGACCGACGAAACCTTGGTCCAGACTTTTTTCGAAGTCTGAACCGAAGTTCGACAGGGATATCGTAAGAAACGATAGCCCCTCGTGTTCGAAACGCCCCGCGATCGTTTTGAAATCGCGGGTGGTGCTTGTGTGACACCAGGTCCCCATATCTTCGAGGACCAACTGCATGAACGACATCAGGCTTTTCATGGCTTCCTCCACTCAATGTTGGGGGTGAGTCATCCCTAGCTCTGATGTTCGGCTTGAGAAGACTAGAGAAGAGGCCCTTGTGCTCCTTACGGAACATGTTGGACCTCCTCTCTAGATCTACTCGTGGCAGGGGAGATAGATTATCTCCGTCCCCTGGTCAGTTCTCACCACCAAGAAACTTGGTGATGTTGGCACCAGAAGTGGCCTGGAGATTGGCCAAGTAGCCGTCAATGACGGCCTTCTGCTCCGCGACGCTGTACCCAACGATCGGCACGTCCGCAACGATGTAAAAACTCATCGAATACGGAGTGTTGACCGCAGGCATCAGCGGATCGGGAGCAACCTTCCGGTGCGTGATCTTCGAGGTCCGTCGGATGCGCTTACCATTGGTATGCGCAACCGAGAAAACCACGTTGCCATCGGCGGATGTAAATTCGCCCTGGCGAACGCCACTGCTGGTTCGCGGAAGCGAAACAGCGGTGCCGGAGATCGTAACTGACTGTGGATCTGCGAACATCTGAGCATCGTCCTTGCAGGATGAGGATGATGTAGACGGACGTCTACACCACTCTGGCTATCTCTCTAGCAAGCTCTACCAGAGAGATGTCGGTGCCTTGGACAAACCAAGTGCACCCAGGATCGCCCATTGCCGACTCGTAAACGAGTTCGGGTTCTTGGCGAATCCATAAGGAGAGGCCTTCACGCGTTGTTTCTTCACCGTGGTGAAGGTAACGGTGTAGGGCCCAGTGACTCCAGAATAAGATCTGGGGCCAATGAGCGTACAGGTGTGATCTGTGATTGTCTCACACATCAGGTACCCGTACCTGAGTACTAGACCGTCTGATGTTAGCCGTGTGGCATTGGCAATGTTATCGCCAATGTTCACTTGCCAATCAGCCAGCCAGCTCCATGGGGCGAGATTCCAGACTACTTCAGGAGTAATCCTGAAGCCGAACAGATAGTTTGCTTTCTGTTCGTAGTCACGCAACTTGTTGACGACAGAGTTGTCGTCCTGCAAGTGGTAACTAAATGCACCAGAGAACCAGATTCTCTCTTGAGATCTGACGCTCTCGTACAGGATCCCGTCTCGTCTTCCATCGATCCAGAAACCGTTCGATGTGTTGATATCCATTCCCGGATTAAACAAATATCCAGGATGGGGACCATACACATCTTCGGTCACCGTGATCGGGAAGTCCATCCGTCTTCGGATGGCCTGACCTGCATTGCGCTGGTACTGTGTGATCAACGCAGAAGCGTTTTTCACGGCGTACATGGTCTTCTGAATGTCCCCTAAGAGGGGCATCCATCCGAATTGGTGGTTGAGATACTCGCCGCCCGCATTGCGGGCATTGAGCGTCCCATCCTTCCAAACGGATGCGCCAGAGAGAGCAGGGAAACCCTCCCTTTTCAGCTCAGCAAGACCAACAGCCAGGTCAGCTACTGGGTTGGTAGGTGCACAGGCCTGGATTGCCTTCGGACCGTGAAAACCTTCAGAGAAGGTTGACGCGCCTTGGACAAACTGCGGTCTGTTGAAGTACAGCCCGTCTAAAGCAACGGGACCAGTGTACTTCCACCTTGTATCCGAACCAGGTACACCCTCTTTCCCATAGAATGCGGATTGAGGATGTGACAGTGTCACATACTGTTTCACTGTCTGGAACGGATGACCAGTGTCGCCTTCTGGAACTATGGAGTCAGACTGCGCTTTCAGGTTGGAGTAAAGACTCCTCCTGTCAGTCACACCCTGTACCTCAGCTTCCAGAGAAGATAGGCCGGCACTTCCCAGTCGAGCACCAGTTCGAAAACTGGTGGTCGTTTGAGTTGGAGCAACATATCCGTTCAGCCCATCCTCGTTAGAGGTGGGCTGAAGCACGCCACCAAACCACACCTTCCTCGAAAGGAATTTGCGGGGAGTAGCGCGCGTGGACGTTGTTGTTCCACCCATGGAGCTCTCCTTATGGGAGAGTAGGACCACTCTACCGGGCGGTAGAGTGGGGTGACGACGACTTGTCATCGTCGTAGCGCACAAGCACCCGGTGGCCGCTCACGCGGC